GGTTCTTTTGTTCTAGTAGGTTAGTAATACCTTTATAATCTTTAGCTTTCATAATTCCTTTCTTGGGGGCTTTCGCCCCCTTTTAGTTAGTTTCTTAAATCAGGCTTTATATCAATTAAAAGTCTTAATTGAGCATAAGCCGAATATAAAAGCGTTTGATAATGTTTTTTTGACTTATTAGGTTTTAATCCTAATTGGTCATAACCTTTAAAAGCATCAAACTCTTTTTCTTATTGTGAACTTTTTCGTAATAATTAGAAAAATCTTTTTTTAATTGTTCGTATTCTTCTATTATTTTAGCTTTAACACCTTTCATACTCATAACATTCTTCTTTCTGGGGGCTTTCGCCCCCTTTTGGTTAATATTTATAAAGTAAATCCTTTTGGACCTGACAAATAAAGCGGACCTGTCCATTGTACTTTATATTCCCCTAGAATGTTGCCTCTAGGTTTATTTAAAGCAGGTTGACTAAAAGAGGCAGCCATTAATAAATCTCCTTTTTTCCAGTGCTTTCTTCTAATTTCCTTATCTTCTTTAACTATAAAAGAATGAACACTTTGACCGCTTCCGTTAGCTTTTAGAAACTTATAATAGTATTTAGTTTCTACCATTTTAAAGCCATCTTTAAATTCTTGAAGTCTAGCGTCTATTCTTTTATTAACTTCATTTTGATAAGATGGTACTTTTTCAATAGTATCTTTACTTATTGAAGTTATGCTTCTTGAATTAAAACCTGCATAATCTTCAAAAACTTTATTTTTAAAAGTTTCTATTGCTTTACTCATTTCTTGATCCATAAAACCCTCCTTTTGTTTGTAGTTATTATTTATACGAATCATTCTTATTTATACAAAATATATACAAGTAATACAATAGAACATAGCAAGAACACCAAATTTTTTTTTATTTGATTACCCAAAAATAGGGTATATATAGTCTGGCAGGGAATATGAAAAATAAAGGGTTTTCAATGATACCGAATCAAGTCATTTGGGATAATGATTTAAGCAACAATGCGAAGTTGTTGTTTTGCTATCTTCGTAGCTTATCGGACAAATATCGGACTTTGCGAAATAAAACTTTAATTGAAAAATTGGGCGTTTCTTTGAATACCTTGCAAAGCCTTAAAGCCGAACTTGTTGAAGAAAAATACCTAATTATCCACAGAAAGACTTCGGCTAATTATTATGAACTAAAAGCCCCTTATAAGGTTGTTTTGCCCTACCCAAATTCTGGGCAACTGACTACCCTAAAATTGGGTAGTATTAAGAAGAGTAATACTAATACTCATAATATTAATAAGGTTAAAGGTTTTAAGAAATTAAAAGGATTCAAGGGATAACTTAAATGTCCAATGATTCGACTATAATCCCCCTTGCCTATACTTATAAAGGAAAACCATTACAGCATAGAAAGTTCAACGATTACACTAAAGAAGAAAAGCTAGAAATTATAATTCAATTAAATAATGAATTTCAAAACGGATTATTGTCCGTAAATCAAATGGTGTGGATTTGGGAAAGGGAATGCTGGGGTTCTTTTTCCGTAGAATTATTTATAGATAAGCTACTAGAAAAAGGCGTTATTAAGAAGAATCCCATTACAAACGATACTAGAACATTTCGTAAGCCTAAAACGATTTTTGATTGGTAATACTATATTTAGTATGATAAATATTTTAACTACTAGCGAAACCCTTTTAGCTAGTTTTTATTAGTGTACACTTGGTGTGAGGCGGTCTTTTTCCCTTTCTTTCTATAACCGCCTCCACCCCTAAAGGATTAAAAATTATGGCAGGACGAAAAAGAAAACTAAACCCAAGATTAGCCGAAAGAATTTTAGAGCTTATTGCCGATGGTCTAACGATTCGGCAAGTATTTGAAAAAGAAGAAATTGATTATACTTGGGCTAGTTTCCGAAAAGAATTAGTTAGTTCAAATGAATTGATGGATAGATACCAAAAGGCAAAAGAACTAGCGATAGATTTAGAATTAAGTAACTTAAAAGATAAACGATTAGAATTAGAAGCTAAAATAGAATCAGGCGAAATAGATGGAAAGGCAGGGCAGAATTTAGTTAATCTTTATAAAATTATTGTAGCTAGTTCACAATGGTCTGCATCTAAAATAAGTTCTAAAAAGTATGGAAAAGCTGCAGAAATAACATTAAAAGGTGACGATAAAGCACCAATTAACATTAGTTGGCAGTCATAATGTTGCAAAAATATCACAATATTTATGCTTTGTGATATATTTACAACACTAAAAGTATTGGTTTTATTAGGTTTGTGGCATTTTTAACACATAAAAAGATAATTAGTTATATGTGAGCAAAAAAAGAACAAAAGAAGAACAAATGCAAAAGGTTTGATAACGCTGAATTATCGGAAGTATTACTATTGATAATCCATAAGTTATCGTTACTAAAAAATAAGGCTTTTTTGCTTTGAACGACAGATTCAAGGGGGTTTTTTAGAGCCGATACCCAATTTTGCGAATGTCGTCTTGGTAAAAATGAATGGATGGTATAAACAAATAAAATGGATGATCTTATATTGAAAACAATAATTTTTATAATTAAGGATAAAGAAACAGGCGAACCAATTGTAATTTCTCATTTTCAAGGTTTTTCCGACAATGACGAAGCAATAGATTTTTCAAAGTTTTTGCAAGACCAATTTGTAGAAGAACCCAAAGTTTATGATAGCCAACAAAATTTTACTTTACATTAGAAAGATTCTAAAGAGGGGGGGTTTTGTTTTAATATGAAACAAATCGTTATTCCATACAATCCTAGAGAAATACAAAAATTTTTGCACAAAAAATGTGATGTGAACCGATTTAATGTTATTATCGTTCATAGAAGAGGCGGTAAAACTGTGTTTGCAATAAACCATTTAATTAAAGCTGCCCTAACAAATAAAAATCCATATCCAAGATATGCCTTTATATCGCCTTATAGATTGCAAGGGAAAAGCACAGCTTGGGATTACATGAAACAATTTTCCGCCACAATTCCAGGTGTTAAATGGAATGAATCAGAATTAAGGGTAGATTTCTCCGTCAATAATAGCCGTATTCAAATAATAGGAGCTGAAAATAGTAGTGCCATAAGAGGACAATACTTTGACGGAGTTATCGTAGATGAAACCCAAAATATTAGTCCAGATTTATTTGACACAATTTTACGCCCTTGCTTATCAGACCGAAAAGGCTTTGCAATTTTTATCGGCACACCGATGGGTCGGAATTGGTTTTTTGATTTACATGAAAAGTCTAAAACACAAAAAGATTGGTTCACTTGTGTTTTTAAAGCTAGTCAAACAAAGATAATACCCAAAGACGAACTAGACGCTGCCAAGCTATCCATGTCGCCTGAAAGTTACGATCAAGAATTTGAATGTTCATTCCAAGCTGGAATTAGCGGTTCTTATTATGGCGGTATAGTTGAAGAATTAGATAAGAATAAAAAGATAACCGATTTTGAAATAGACTTATCTATCCCAGTAGAAACTTGGTGGGATTTAGGGATGAATGATAGCACCGTTATAACTTTTGCACAAAGGCGACCAAATGGCGAAATTAGGATAATTGATTGCTACGAAAATTCTAGTGAGGGATTAGAACACTATTTTAATGTAATTGACGATAAACCTTATACCTACGATAAACATATCGCCCCCCATGATATAAGGGTTAGAGAAATAGGAACGAATAAATCAAGATGGGAGTCCGCCAAAGAGATGGGGATGGAATTTGAAATCGCACCAAAACTTGGTGTAGAAGATGGAATAGAGCAAGTAAGAAGAATGTTGCCTAATTGTTATTTTCATAAAAGTAATTGCAAAAAACTTATAGAAGCGTTAAAAAGCTATTGTAAGCGATGGGATGAAAAAAATAATTGTTTTCGTAATAAACCCTTACACAACTGGGCATCACATTTTTGCGATTCGATAAGGTATGGTGCAGTTACCGAACCAATAGATAGAAGCGACTGGAAAAAACCAATAAAGGTAGATACAAGCTACATAGTTTAATATGGCAAAAAAAAATAAAGAACTTTCCGATATAGAATTAAAAGCAATCTTAACTAACCAAGTTAGAAATAGCATAGGTTATTTAGGTGGCGAATTATCGGAGTCAAGAAGAAAATCTATTGAATATTATTTAGGCGATAAACTTGGAACGGAAATAGACGGAAGAAGCCAAGTAGTAAGTACCGATGTTTCCGATACGATTGAAAGTATCTTGCCGAACCTTTTAAGAGTTTTTACCGCTTCCGATAAAGTGGTTCGTTGCGATCCTGTTACAGCGGAAGATGTTCCATTAAGCGAACAAGCTACGGCATATTTAAATCATGTATTCTACAAACAAAACGATGGCTTTACGCTTTTATATAATTTTTTTAAAGACGCATTAATTGAAAAGAATGGTTTTTTAAAAATTTATTGGGATGAAAACGAAAGCGTTGAACATGAAACTTATAAAAATTTAACTCCAGCGGAAAAAGATGCTTTAGAAGATACTAAAGATGAAATTGAATTAGTTGAAGAAGAAGAAATAGTTGACGAAGTTGTTAAAGAACAACAAGAAGTAGCCAAGCAACAAGCCGAAATGCAAGGCGTTGATATTTCCGAAATAAAATTTCCAAAACCTGTTTTATATAATTGCAAGATTAAAAGAATTAGAAAGTCTGGCAAAGTAAAAATAGAAAGCGTACCGCCTGAAGAATTTTTAATAGATAGATCGGCTAAAACAATTCAAGACGCAAATTTTGTAGCACATAAAGTTTATCTAACTAGATCACAATTAATTGAAATGGGATTTGATTATGATGAAGTTATGGAACTTCCAAGAAATGAAGATGAAAATTTTACAATGGAAGAAGAAGCTAGAGATAGAAATATTGATGGTTACTTCCAAGACGAACCTACCGATAAATCTACCGAAAAAGTTTTAGTATATGAATCTTATATTAGATTTGATTATGATGGAGATGGAATTGCCGAATTAAGAAAAGTAATCTGTGCTGGAGACGGAAGCCACATATTAGAAAATATGCCATGCGACTCCGCACCGTTTGTAACTGTTACACCAATACCAATGCCCCATAGATTTTACGGAAGAAGTATTTCCGAATTAGTTGAAGATATACAATTAATGAAATCTACTGTTATGCGTCAACTTTTAGATAATATGTATTTAACTAATAATAATAGAGTTGCCGTTATGGACGGAATGGTCAATATGGACGACTTACTTACAACAAGACCAGGTGGTGTCGTTAGAACAAAACAACCGCCTAATCAAGTTATGCAACCGCTTCAAGCACAACCAATTTCACAACAAGCGTTCCCATTATTAAGTTATTTAGACACCGTTAGAGAAGCTAGAACTGGAATTACAAAATCCGCACAAGGTTTAGACGCTAACGCTTTAAATTCTAAAACAGCAACAGGTGTAAATGCGTTAATGACACAAACACAAATGCGTTCCGAATTAATTGCTAGAATATTTGCGGAAACAGGCGTTAAAGATTTATTTAATAAAATTTTTGAATTAATGGTTAAGTATCAAGACAAAGAACAAATTATAGAACTTAATAATAATTATATTCCTATTAAACCTACCGAATGGAAAGACAAATTTAATATAAATGTTGTTGTTGGATTAGGAACAGGTTCTAAAGAACAACAAGTTATTATGCTTAATAGTATTTTGGAAAGACAATTACAAGCGTTCAACCTACAAGGCGGAAAAGAGATGCCAATGGTTACGCTAAAAAATATGTATAACACTTTATCCAAGATTATAGAAAACGCAGGATTAAAAAATGTGGACGCTTTCTTTGTAAATCCAGATATTGGCAAACAACAAATGCCTCCGCCACAACCACCGCCTTTAACTCCAATAGAAAAAATAGAATTTACAAGAATTTCTTCCGAAGAAAAACGAAAAATGGCGGAATTAGAATTGCAAAATAGAGAATTACAACAAAAGCAACAAGATATGATGTTAGATTTTGAAGCGAAGCTAAAAGAAATGGCTTTAAAATATAATACACAACTTGATACGGCAAAAATTAAAGCCGATGCGGATTTAGATAAGTTAATGATGTCTGGTAATAACAAAATATTAGAAC